TTCCAACACGTCGAACTCGTTGTACTCGTTGCGCTGGCGAATCGTGTAGGTCGCGGTCTGGATGATCCCGGCGGTCAGCGAGACGCCCGGCAGCGCGTTGTGCGTCGCCTGGTTCATCGCCACTTGCGTGCGCACGTCGAGCGTGTTGGCGTAGATCACCTTGTCGATCGGGCCGAGCTGCACGCGCAAGCCCTCGCCCGCGAGAACGTCGAAGTAGCCGGAAGCCTGCGACTGCGTGATGACCAGCCCGGGCTCGTAGTGACTCGGGTGGATCAGCGTCCGGGCGTTGAACACGCTTGGCAAGTGGCTACCCTCTCAGACTCGGATTACGATCACTGAGCCGCCGCCGGCCCAGTTCGCGACGATCGGCGGCCCAGCCGCGTACGTGACGGTCTTGCTGTTGTTGTTGAGCGCGATGATCTCTTTGCCGAGCGCGCCCGTTCCGGCCGCCGCGACCCAGTTGTTTGTGTAGTCCCAGTAGATCGCTTGGTTCGAGTCGCCGCCCGCGAGCGTGTCGACGTCCGCGGCCTTGCACGGCAGCGCGACCCAGACGCCCGAGCCCGCTCGCACGAAGTTGACCGACATGCCCGCGTAGTACAGCGGGACGTTCGAGTACGCCGAAATGAGCCCGGCCGATGCCTGGTCGAACACGAGCCAGCCGTCGATGTTCGCGACCGCCGTGGCGGCCACGACCGTCTGACCCAGGCCGGACGATGCGCCGGTGCTCGTCGGAGCGATGACCGTGTTCGTGACCGGCATTCCGCCGTAGAGCGGCGTGGTCTGCGCCGCCGCGACGACGCCGCCCTCGATGGCATAGCGGTCCGGAAACTTGCCGACCACCGTACCGGCGACGAAGCCGTCGCTTTGGAGAAGGAATGAACTCTCGGAGACGGTCGTGCCGTACATGGTGCCTTCCTACTCTTGGCTGTAGACGTTGCCGCGGGGGCGATTGACCCTCGTGACCGCGAACTTGGTCGGGTGCTGGAACGGGAGCCACGGCGTCCGGTGGTCGCCGAAGAACTCGGTCCGCGTCTTGCCGTGCGGGTGCGTCACGACTTCGCGCAGGAAGCCCGGCTTGTCCGTGATCGGCTGCTTCGAGTGCTCGAGCGCCTCGCGGTAGATCGCGTCGGCGACCAGCGAGAAGTCCTGCTGCTGCTGGCTGTCGTGGAAGGCGTAGTTCTTCCAGCTCTTCGTGTACTGGCGCACGCCGTCCGCGCACCGGCGCAGGAACGCCCGCGGCTTCTCGCCCGGGTAGGCCCGCTTCGACGGCTCGCCCAGCATCTGGTAGAGCGAGTCCCAGCGGCCCCAGATGGTCGCGAGCTCGTTCGCGTCCTCGATCGTGGGGGTCGCGTGCATCGCGTCGATCTGCTCGCTCTGGCGCTTGAACCGCGCTTCGAGGTCGGCCAGCTTGGAGTCGTGCAATTCCATTCCTCGGTCGGCGTCGACGGGCACTTTGGCTGCGGCCTCGGCGTCCTTGCGGGCCTTGTCGTCGCGCTCTTCCTTCTCGCGCTCTTTCTTCTCGCGCGCCTCTTCTTCGGATTCCTCGGAGTCGCAGCGCGAGCAGTCCATGATCTCGCCGTCGTGCTTCGCGTGGCGATCCTTGCGCGAGTCGCGCTTCTTCGCGTCGGCCGCGTCCTTTTTGGCCTTGTCGGCCTTCTCTTTTTCGGCGGCCTCGACGGCTTTGCGCTCGGATTCCTCGGCGTCTTTCTTCGCGGCGGCGTCGGTGGCGTCTTTGCGCGCCTTGGCGTCCTTCTCGAACGCGTCGACCTTAGCCATGGCGTCGTCGCGCTCTTTCTTGACTTTCTCGAGGTCTTCGTCCGCCACTGCTGGGTCCTTTCGAGCGTCGAGCCGGATTCCGTCGGGCGGCCCGTCCTTGTCCCAGACGCCGGCCTCGCAGATTGCGAGGTGGTCCAAGATGAGCGGCAGCCCTTCCGCCAGAACTTTCGTGCCGTCTTTAAGCACGATGGCCTCGGAGCCCTTTGGGGGCGTGACGCCCGGGCTGGTCGAGCGGTGCGTGGTCTGCATCAGCAGGGCGACGTCAGCGTTGAAAATCTTGGCGACGCCCCGAACCTCGTCGCCCTTGCGGTACGGCAGCACGATGGAGCCGATCGCGCGGTCTTGGTATTCCTGGTCGTTCAGACCGGCGCGCTCCGGGTGGCCGAACGTGACGGTCAGGCCGTTACAGCGGTCCACGAACTCGGACGACGTCCAGACCTCCGGGTCGCGGATAGCCCACTCGTCGATGGAGTCCCGGTAGGCCGCGCCCGTGCCGGTGATCCGCAAGTCGAACAGCCAGAAGTCGCCGTACGGCTGCGGGCTTGCGTACTTGCCGTCCCGGATGCCCTCGGCGACCTCGTGATCGGTGGCGTGCTCGGGCGGCGTCTCGAAGGTCGGTTCCTCGACGGCGGCTGACACGCGCGAGGTGTTCGCCGTTCTCGTTCTCGCACCCGCGCCGACTTTTTCCGGTTTCGAAAAGAAGGACTTACATCGCGCCCGTTTCACTAAGGCGGAGTTGCCGGTCGCACCCCCACTCTTTCCCGCTCCCCCCAGGGTCGAGCAGGTTGAAGACTACAGGGAGCGGTTAGGTGAAGCCAGAGGCACGAAGGCATGGCAATCGCTACTGACACCGGCGCGAGCGGCCGTGTGAACGCTATGCTTCACTGCGCGGCTCGATCCGTTGCGTTTGCGGTTGGGGGTTCTTGCCCGAACGCGGAGCCGAAGCTCGACGCGCCGGAAATCGGTGGGAGCGGCACGACTGCGTCCACCTTCGGGGGACGGATCACCTAGAACAGCACCGGGTGGGGCACTGCGTTCGGGCGCAGCACGACGCCGAGGTGCGCCAATGGCGCGACATCTACGCCGAACCCGAAGACCGCGCTGCCGTGAGAGGCGGCCTCCTCTCGGCCGTTCTCGCGCAGTACGCCGAACTGCAGGCGGGCACGAACGAACAGAACGGACGCGCAGGCTTCGAGGGCCTTCTGGAAGACGCTCGTCTCGGGATGTGCGGGAATCAGCAGCACGACCGGACGCTCCCGGCCTTCGATGATGCAGCGGTCTACCCAACGTCCGCGCGCCTCGCCATACGGCGGATTGCAAAAGACACTCTCCATATCCCACGGGAGGGCGCAGCCGTCCGCAGGCAGGCAGTAGAATCGGCCGGCGCGAGTCGGGTTGTCGGGCTCTGTGCAAGGATCGAGTCCGATCCCGCCGAGCAGCTTTCGGACGGGTTCCAGGACATACGCCGGAGTGAGCATGGCCTGGCGCGCGTGATCGTCCGGTCGTCGCCGCTTTGCGTTGTCGAAGCGAAATAAGGCGGCGTTCATCCTGGAGGAACCGCAGACCGAGGTATGCTTGTCATCGGCATGTCAGGCGCTTTCGCATCTGTGCCTCTGTGCCCGTCGCCGTACAACCATCCTGTATGCGGGAAGCGGCGCCGCCGGTAGCCCTGCGGGGTCGCCCACAGAAGGCGGGCAATGAACGCGACGAGGATCGCGATGATGGTCGGCGTCACGTCAGCCCGTCGTCCTCGTGAACCGGCAATGCGGAGCCTTTCGCGCGGGCGATCAGCGCCTCAACGAGGTCGTAATCGCGGGTTTGGGTAGGATGCCGAGCACCATGAAAGTCCGCGTAGGCGACCTCATCATGAACGCTTTCTAACGCGGCGATATCGTCGGCATCGAGGTATACTGGCCCAAAGACCCGCATTTTGACGACCGTATGGTCTGGGCAGTTCGGCTCGTTGCACCCCGCGATTTGACGCTGGGGCTCGAAGTGGGATAGAATCGCCTTGTCGCGCATACGACAACGGTAACGCCTCTCGCCTTGATTCGTCAAGCCGGGGGGCGTCGTCGTTTCCGGAGTCACGATGCGACGGCGGCTCCAGAAATAACGGGCTGGGCACGGATGCCTTATTTCTTCGGTACTGCCCTTGACTTCGTACAACCCTATGGGTATACTGATGGAACCTCCTCCCCCACCGAAAGGCCGCATGAGCGTCACATTCAAAGTGTGCCCGTGGCTTGCCGAAACGCACGTCGAGCACGGCTGGCAAGATGGCGATGACCTGTTCTATTGCAGCGCGGAGCCCTCGCCGCAATTACGGGAAGCCATCGCGAAACTCAACCGTAACGAGCCACCCGTCTATACCCGCTTCGTGAACGTCGGCCCGTTTATGGTAAACCTTCAGCGCGGAGACGAAGATGAGGTCGAGGTCCAATTCGATCAGCCATTGGTGACGCGCGATGACTCGTGATAAATGCGCGGTCTGCGCCGCAAAGATTCCCACCCCTCGCGTTTACGCAGCCCTGTCGCGCGGGGTATCTCCTACGTACTGCTCCGAGAGGTGCAAGAACACGGCGGCCAGGCGACGGGCGCGAGCAAAGCAGTGTGGCTAGAGTTTACGCGGCTCCGTGGCAGAATGGCGAGACGAATCGTTCCTGTGAACACTGCGGCGGTGCGTTCCCGCTCGTCAACCCCAGGAAGCGCTTTTGCTCGAAACGATGCGGCCATAGAATATCGCTGGAGACGGAACGGGCATGCCCTCATTGCGGTAATGTTTTCACGCCGAGCAGCGCCAAGAACATCTATTGCTCGAAAAAGTGCAGCACCGATTCGTGGCATCAACGCAAGCCTGAAGAAGCGCGCGCCGGTTGCCGATCATGGCGCTTACGTAACTTGGACAAATTGAGAGAACAGAAGCGCGCGATTCGGCTGGCTAATCCAGAGGCCGTGCGCGAGTATAACCGCACTTACCACCTGGAGAATAAAGCGGCCGTCACGGCGCGACAAAGCGCGTGGAAGAAGGCCCACCCTGAGGCTGGGCGTGAGGCGAACCAACGCCGTCGTGCGCGTAAGATGGGCGCGGAGGGATCGCATACTCCGACTGAATGGCAGGCCATTTGCATGAAGCAGGGCATGAAGTGTGCGGATTGCCGGAGGCCCCGAAAACTGACCAAGGACCACGTTGTTCCGTTATCGCGCGGTGGAACGGACTTCGCCTACAACATTCAAGGATTGTGCCTGTCGTGCAATTCAAAGAAACGCGATAAGGTCGTTGGCTACGCCCTGGCCTCGCTTTTTGACCGAGACTCGCCGGTAACCCAAAGCCTACCCTTGGCCGTCAATAGCTCTGGCGGTAACGCGCGGGGGCTGACGACGTAGGTATAGGTGCAGCTGCAATACGGAAGCTCTGCGGGCTGTTCTATTTCGTCGGTATACATGAGGCCGCCCTTTTTGATTAAGCCGTCGCTTATTGCCCACGAGTTTCGGACAAGAAATAGCTTGCCGGAGCGCGCCAGATGTTCGGGCCTGGCATTGTAACTCTTATCGTGGGCGCCCCGGTCCATCCAGGTCGCAGCAATCGCGCCTTCGCCCATAGCCACCGTCGCGCTGACCGCGCTACTCAGTTTATGGCCCATGTCGATCGCAACGCGCCGCGCCTCAAACTTCAGCGTGGCGACCGACTTCCCGACGTCGCGCGCCACCTCGCGCTTCACGGTCTGCGGGGCCCCGCCCGGCGGAACCGACGACACCCAGCCCGAGAACCGCTGGAGCGTCTTCTCCGTCGCCGCTCGCCGGTTGAGCCGGATCAGATCCACGGAGGCGAAGATGCGGCGGTCGAGCTCGGCGCGCAACTGCGGCGCTACCCGGTCGAGCGTGTACCGAGAGACGCCCGGGACGCGCTTCCCGATACCGAGCCGGACCTCGCGGTTGTAGACCGAGGTGAGGACCTGGGTGACCAGCGCCTTCGTGGCCGGGTCGCCCATCAACTCGTCGTCGAGCGAACGATGGAGACGCGCGACCCATTCTTGGAGGTCGGCCGCGGACGAATAGCCGTTGGTCGCGAAATGGTCGATCGCCTCCAGCAGCAGCGTGCGGAAGCGGGGGGTGATCATCCCTGTTCGGGAATCGGCTCGTTCAGAGTCGTGTCGCCGAACCGCTCGTCGTGAACCGCCACCGCCGGGAAGGACGGCGGATCGGCCGCAACCGCATCGAGCGACTTGGCCTCATCGACGACCGGCAGCAGCGTCGAATGACGCCGGATCACCGTGTCGCCGGGCCGCTTGCAGCGGTAGCACTCGCGCGTTCCGCCGGGATAGACCGCCTTGCAGGCTGGGCAGTAGACGTCAGGCATTAGGTTTCTCCCTCGAAGGCCATCGGCTTGCGCGGCTCATCGTCCTCGCCCGCTTCTATCGCCGCTTCCCGGTTCTCTTGCAAGAACGGCATGAGCGTATCCTCGTCGATCATCAGCTTGCTCGCGAACAGGTACGCGGCTTCGTTGAGATTCTCGCACGCCCAGGTGATCAGCTTCGCCTTGTTCTCCGGGTCCAGCATCGGCCCCATAAGCTCGACCATCGCCAGCACGGCCTTGAACTTGACGTCTTCGTTCTTCGCCTTCTCGGAGTCCGGCTCGGTGAGCAGATTCGGCCAGATCGCCGTGAACGCACTCGTCCATTCGTGGATCGCTGTATCGAACGGCTTCTCCCGATATTCCGGGTAGTCAGCGCCGAGCGACTCGTAGAAGGCGGGCGTCCACGCCTTGCGCTGTACGATCCGGTCGACGAACGCGTACGCCGGGCCCATGTCCTGGCGAATGTAGTCGAGGAACCGCGCGATCGTCTTCGCGTCTTCGGTGCCTTCGCCGAACCCTTCGGCCAGCGTCTCGTTGTTCACGATCGCGGCCGGCATCCCGGCGGCCGTCGCGATGTTCTTGAGGCAGTTGTCGCGCGCGAACGCAGCTGCCTTGTCGAGGTTCTGCATGTTCAGCGTCTCGAGTTCTTCCGTCTCGCCGATCTGCAACACCTGACCCGTGACGCCCGCCTTGATCCGCCCGCGCTTCCAGCCGAACATCGTCGCCATCACGTTGTCGATAAACGAGCCGGGCGACGTCGCTTTGTAGACCAGCAAGCCCGCCTTCTGCGTCACCATCTGATCGGTGATCTGCGTCTGCAAGAACGTCTTAAGCGGGAAGAGCGCGCGCTGATAGATCGACCGGCCGACGAACCCGTACGCCGACGACGACCACTCGATGTAGAGCGCCTGTTCGTGGAGCTTCGGGAACGTGCGTGACGGGTGCCACGTCTTGCCGTTCGCCATGATCTCTTGCGGCTTGAGGAAGTCGGGCGAATTGGGATCTTGATTCAGCACGAGCGACCCGGCCGTGTTGAGCGGATCGAGCACGTTGAAGAACAGGTCGGCGGCGGCTATGTCTGCCGTATCGAGTGCCGTTGACGGGTCCTTGTCGCGTTCACCGACTGCGAGCGACGAGATACCGTAGATGCGGCTCTGCGTCATCAGATTGTGGATCAGCACCGTTGCGCCGACACGCCCGAGCGCGTTCCAGGTATCTTCGAACTGCTGGACGATCCGCTTCTCGCCCAGCACCGGCACGTTGATCTGCCGCGGCTGCGACTGCGCGAGCGTGATCGGTGCGGCGGTCAGCGTTGCGCCCAGCGTGTGATACGCGAAGATGGTCTTGCAGAGCTGGTAGCTCGGCGCGCTCCCCGGGACGATCTCCTCGGCGAGCAGCATCTGGACGAGCGCAGAGTTCGGCCCGCCCAGGATGCCTGACATCGCGAACCCGTTGTCTTGGCCGACGCCGGACTCGAACACTACATGCCGTCGCTAACGGCCGCGCGCCCCTGGCGGTAGTCGCTCGTCGCCGCTGCGTTCGTCGCGATCTTGGCCGCAATCCGGCGCACCTCGGACGCGACGTGCGGGGAGCCGCGATCGAGCAGGGCCGCTGCCCGGTTGAGGTGTTCGATCGCTTCGGTTTGCTTGGAGTCCGGCATTGGCTAGATTCCCTTCCGTACGCCCGCGTTCGAGCCACGGGCCATCAGTACGCCATATGTAAAAGTGTCCAAAAGGTCGAGCCCGTCCGTTTCCTTCGAGCCAAGCCGGAAGCCGCCGATCTGCACGAGCAGATGGTTCGCCGAGCGGCCCTTGAGGACCGTTACCCTGTTGAACGCCTCGTCGGTGATCTTCACGTCGCCGGCCACGACGTACGGCGCGGCGCCGATCGCGCGCTCCTCCTTTCCCAGCGCGGTCAGCTTCGAGTCGATCGGGAACGCCGGGGAATGCTTGCCCTCGCGGCGTAGGTTCGCGGACTGCTGGAGCAGCACGGTCCCGGTCGCCTTGTCCTCGATGATCGCCCCCGCGTACCCGCGCCGCGCGCCGCACGTGCGCGCGAGCTCCTCGCCCCGGGCGAACACGCTCGGGAGCCAGTCGGCCTGCTGCGCGCCCTCGATCTGGACGATATCCCAGTCGAGGATATTGACCGGCGCGTCCTTCAGGAGCGAGTTGTAGCTGAAGTGGGTGACCGCGGTCGAGTTGTGCTTCTGGCCCGCCTTGATCGCCGTGTCGATGATCGAATAGACGACGTCGCAGCGGTCCGGCATCGGCACCGGGACCATGAGCGGCTTGCCGTCCGCACCGAGCGCGCCATCGCCGGCCGGCACGAGCAGCAGCTCGATCGGGAAGAAGGAGGCGCCACGCGGCCGGGGGTCCTGCTGGTAGAGCGCCCCCCACACGTACTCGCCGACGACCGACCGGATGCGCGCGAGCTCCGTCTCGTCCTGCCACTCGGGCCAGAGCGCCTCGCCCAGTTTGCGGCCGAGCGGGTCGTCGAGGGAGTCGCAGATCGCCGGGAGATTCAGGACCGTCCACTGGTCGCCGCCATCGGCCTGGGCTTGGAGCAGCCGCCCGCCGAGGTCCAGCGGGTGCCATCTGGTCATGATGAGCACGATCCGCGAGCCGGGCTTGCGGCGCGTGTAGACCTCCGACTGATACCAGGCCCACTGCTTTTCGCGCACCGTCTCGGATTCGGCGTCCTCGGCGCCCTTGATCGGGTCGTCGATCAGGGTGAGGTCCGAGCGCCGGCCGGTGATGCCGCCCCCGACGCCCGCGGCGCGGTAGACCCCGCCGTTCGTGGTGCGCCACGTCTCGACGTTCTCGGTAGTCAGGTCGTAGCCCAAGAGCGGCGCGTTGTGCCGAATCTGGACCTGGATGCGCTTGGAGAAGTCCTCGGCCAGCGACGACGTGTTCGACGCGCCGATGAGGTCCCGGTGCTGCTGCTGGGCGTAGAACCACGGCGGGAACAGGACCGAGGAGTAGATGCTCTTGCCGTGCCCGGGCGGCATGAGGATCATCAGCCGGTCGATCTCGCCCCGCTCGACTCGCTCGAGGTGGTCGATCATCAGCCGGTGATGACGCGCCGGCGTCTGGTTCATCGGCGCGAGCGCCTCGATGCAGAACGCCGTGAAGTCCGACCGGCAGCGGCGCTCCCAGAGCTCCCGCTTGATCCGGATCAGGCTCTCGCGCTCTTCCCGCTCAGTCGCCGCTGGCATCGGGCTTCTTCGCCGCGTCGGCCACCGCGATCCGTCGCGCGGTCTCGGCCTCGGCCTGCTTGAGCTCCTGCTCGGTCATCCGCGAAAGCACGCTCGCCTGCTGCGTCACAACTTTCTGAACCGGCAGCCCCTCGATGCGGTCTGAAAGCTTCGTGCTCGCCGTCAGCCGGATCAGGTCGGTGCGCCCGTCGTCGGTCGCAAAGCCGTAGAGCAGCTCCCGCATCTCCTCGGCGATCCGCGCGTCACGCTCCATCCGGTTCTCGCCCGCGATCGTGAACTTGCCGCGGCCGGGACCGGCCTTGCCGAACTTGTAGCCCGGCTTACCGTTGCCAGCTCCCTTGGCTGGTCCGCCGTACCCCGCCCCCGACTTCTGGGTCGCGCGCGGGGTTTTCGGAGCCGCGCCCTTTTTCGCCGCCATTCGGTCCCCATTCTACCAGAACGGACTGATCGGCTCCCGGACAGCAAGAAGCCCGCCGGTTAGGACGGGCCCCTTGGGCTGTGCGGCTGTTTAGGCCGCGGGTTTCATGTCGTCGGTTAAGACGGTTCGCGCCGTTCACGCGCTCTCTGAATACGCCGCGCCCAGCATAGCACGGAATCACCGCCTCGGATACTGCTGGCATCCGGCGCAGCGGTTCCCGGTCACGCGAGCGGCGAGGCAGCGGCAGATGACGCCTGACCGCTCGCACCGGCACCAGTAGCACGTCAGCGCAGGGTGGCGGAGGGCGCCGAAGGTCGCCTTGTTTGCTTCGGCTGCGAACGCGTCAGCCACTATTTGCTCGGCTGCGGCCAGGGCCCGGGACGGCGTGAGGTCGGCCATCGCGGGGACCGGTTCGCCCAGGGCGCTCCTCCTTCCGTGCGGAAAACGGCGGCGCGCTCTCTTGCCCCCGGAAGGACCCCTCCATGCGTGTGATCACCGGCTTCTTGGCTGCTCTCGTCCTCGTCGTCGTGGCGTCGTTCGCTCCCGCGCTCGCGCAGGGCGTGCCGATCTCCGGGTTGCCCAATGGGACACCGGCGGCGACGAGCCTGGTGCCCTGTGTCGTGGCCGGAGTGACCTCGAAATGTACGGTCCAGCAGATCCTCACGACCTCGGGCGTCACGCTCCAGAACCTGCCGCTCAATCAGTTCGCGCCGGGGGCGTTCACGAACGGCCAGTGCATCGTCGCGACGTCGACGACGGCGATCGCGGGAGCGACCTGCTCGACGCTGTTCTCCGGGTCATACGTCACGCTGTCGCCGGGATCGCAGCAGACGGGGTTCGCCAACTTGTCTGGGGCGAGCATTCTCGGGGCGCTGACGACCAACACGCTCACGCTCGGCTCGGGTGGCCCGCTCGTCTCTGCGGGCACCGGGTCGCCTCCGTCTACCTGCAATATCGGTGATCTCTTCCTCAACAATGCGGACACCTTCGCGCCGCTCAACTGCTACCAGCCCAACGTCTGGGCGCCGGTCGGCTTCCCCTCGTCGCTTGCGAACGTCCCGGCCAACTTCTTCGCCGGGGTGTTCATCGACGGCGATTCCGTCGGCTTGGGCGGAAAGGCGTCCCTGTGCTCGACCTCGACCTGGGGCACCGTTTCGACCGTCGCGAACGGCACCTGCTGGAACGACATGCTCGCGATGGAGTACGCGAACGGCGTCGAAGTGAACATGTCGACCTCGGGCGAGTGCGCGCAGCAGGCGCTCAACGGTTGCGGCAGCGGTAACGCGCTCATCAACTCGTACATCGCGCACCTCGCCGGGAACATTCACGCCAACTGGCTCTACGTCTACAACATCGGGGGTAACGATGCGATCCAGGACCTGACGACGACCGCGGCCGCCCTACGGTCGGTCATCAAGACTATCGGGCAGTACCTGGTAGCGAACGGCGTTCCTCTGTCGCACATCAAGTTCAATAGCTTGCCGATGAACCAAGGGAACCCGAGCGCGTTCGCGTCGCGTGCGCTCGCGTTCTCCGCGGCCATCGCGCAGGGTGTCGCGGACGTACCGGGCGTGAGTTACGACCCGGTGATGGAGTACGAAGCCAACTGCAACACGCCGATGTGGCAGCTTCCCACGCTTCCGACAATCGCGTCGCCGGTATCGCTGGGCGCGTCGACGATCACGCTCTCCTCGGCGCAGTACCTCACGCCTGACGAGGTGGTAACGCTCAACCTGGGCGGCGGGGATGCGGAGAACGTCGTCATCCAGAGCATCGCGAGCAACGTGCTCACGCTGGTATACCCGACGATCCACGCGCACTCGACCACCGAGCCGGTCCAGATTCTCCTAGGCTTCAATAGTTGCGTTGCCATCGTCGACGGTCTGCACTCCAGCAACGCGGGAAACCGCGCGATTCTGGCCGCCGTCATCGACGGCAGTCCGCAATACGCCATCGCGGCGATCGAGGCGGCTAACGCTGCTGGGACGACAACGAATAACCTCGGCTGGCTCATGGATACAACCCTGTGGCAGCGGTCGGTCAACTTGGGCGACTTGACCGTCGGGGCGGTTCCCGGCCTGAACCCCGGGTCTGTCTCAATCTTTGGCGTACCAGTCGCCGGCGTGGCGATCTCGACTGCGCCGGGTGCGGGCCTGGCCCTGGGTGGAAACGCGACGGCGTACGGATCGTATGCGGCGTACCAGACGCTGCTTGCGGTTCCGACGGCACCGGTGCTCTCGCAGAGCGCGGCTGGGTCGCTCTCGGCTACGACGTACTTCACCGAGACAACCTACCTCACGTCCGACAACCGCGAGACGCTGCCGAGCCCCGAGTCCTCGAAGGCCGTGTCGGCGAACAACGTGCTGGGCGTTGCGTCCCCGGCAGCGCAGACGAATGCCGTGTCTTACAACGTCTACGTCGCGACGACGGCCGGCACGGAGACCAAGCAGAACGCGAGCCCGATTGCTCTAGGTACCGCTTGGACGGAGCCGACGAGCGGGCTGATCGCCGGTACCGCGCTGCCGTCGTCCAACCTCACCGGCTTTGGCTACTCCTGCCCGAGCAACTCGAACTATATCGGGTTGACGGTCGACACCGCGTCCTACGCGGGCTTCGTGCGGTGCATTAGCGCGTCGTCGACCAACGGCTTCACCGACTTCGCGACCGGGACGAAGATCCACCAGCTCACGGCGTCCGGCAACGACACCGTCGCGGGCTCGATCCTGGCGGGCGGGTTCACGGGCGGCCCGACGCTGAGCGTGGGCGACGGTGGGTTCTTCCGCTCCACGACCACCGGCAAGATCGTGCTCGGCGGCAGTTCGAGTTCCTGCGGCGTTGACTACGGGATCACGACCGGCGGGACGCTCACGTTCGGGTGTCCGATCTCCGCGTCGTCGGTGACTGGAGCCGCGACGCTCACCTTCGGGACCCATCTCACGACCGGCGGATCGTCGTACAACGGTTCGACTGGCGTCACGATCACGTCGGACGCGACGAGTGCGAACACAGATTCGACCATTGTCGCGCGCGATGCTAGCGGAAACTTCTCGGCCGGAACGATAACGGCGGCGACCCAATTCACCGGCTCGGGCGCTGGCCTCTCCGCCGGAACGGTCCCGAACGCTGCGCTCGTCACGGCCCCGGTCACGTCGGTGGCGGGTGGGACGAACCTCACCTGCACGGGTACGACGGCGCTCACCTGTACGCCGTCGCTCACACCAGCGCTGACGAGCGCCACCATCGGCGGAATCACGATCGGCGCGACGACGGCGACGATCGCCGCGCCTGCCGCCTCGAACCTTGCCTTGAACGCAACCGGCTCGACGAGTGTCGTCGTCGCGAACTTCAACAACTCGTCAAATGGTGGCTTTCGCGTCTACGACGGCGGCGCATCCAACTACTCGGCGCTGAAGTACAACTCGCTCGCGTTTGCGGGAACGGGATGCGTACTCGATTGGGCCATCACGACGGCCTCGACGTTCACCGACCCGTGCGCGACGAACTTCACGGGCATCACGACGATCGGCGGCAAGCGGCTGACCTTCGCGTCATGCACGGATACCACCGTGGGCGTCATCACCTGCTCGGCAACGGTCGCCTACACGTCCTCGACGACCTACGCCTGCGGAATGAGCTACGTCGGCCCCACGACCACGACCGGAACGGCCACCGGAATGACGACCCTCAACGCGTCGGCGACGAGCGTGACCGGCACCATTGTCGGTCTTTCGCTCGCGACCGGGACGGCCACGATCTTGTTCAACTGTTTGGGGTCCTAGACTCAATCCATGCCATGATTCCAAGCGCCGCAAAGAACGCTGCGGCTACGCATCCGATGATCGTCCAGGACAACGCGAACTCGCTCATACGTCGGACATCCTCCGCAGGCCGTTTTCGATCCGCTCTTGCAGCAGATCAAACGGCCAGGGCATTATGAAGCTTTCACGCCCCGGCGAGTACGCGCGCCCCTCTAGCGCGGCCAATCGGCGTTTTATGACATTTAGCTCTGCGGCCAAGCCGCTGAAAAAGAAACCGAACACCACGAGCAGGATGGGGGCCAACAAAACAAACATTCGTCACCGCAGCCCAAAGCAGCCGCGCACATCGGCCTGCGCTCGGTAGACGGATAGCGCCGCCGTGTTGACGGCCAGCGCGGCCTTCTCGGCGAGCATCGTTGCCTGCGGGCCGTGCGCGCCGTTCGCCGCCGCCTGCTTCGCCACAACCGCCGCGACGAACAGCCGGTCGAAGTCGTGCGCGCGGAACGCCGCTTCGGTGACCGCTCCGACGGCGTGGGCGCCCCAATTCTGCTTCTCGACGTGGGCGCGCTTCACCAGGACGGAGCAGGCGATCGGAGCGTAGGGCGCAGGCGTCGCCGTGATCGCTGGGGCGAGCGTTGGACCGGCGGGCCGTGACGGCGTGGGGAGAGCAGTCGGAGCGGGCGACTGCGCGAACGCGGGCGACGAGACGAGGGCCACGGCGAGGGTGGCGACGAGGATGCGGATCATGGGGTTCCTTTCGGAGTTTCGAGGTGTGTCCATTCCGCGCGCGCCTGCGCCTCGGAGTCGGTCGCTTCACGGAAGCCGCCTGTATCGAGAACGTACAGGATGCGCGGATCTGGCACCGCTTGTCCCGGCAAACCCCGCCGAGCGAGGATCGATCGAATGACCGCAACGCCGTCGAGATACTGTGACACCCGCGCTTCACGATCCAGCGCCGCTGCCTCCTCGTCGCTGATGACAACCGAGGCTGAGACTTGGGTGATCCAGCATTCGAGTTTCGCCTTGAGCTGCGCGGACGGCGACGCGTCCGGAAACCGTGCATCCCATGCGTTGCAGTCTTCAACACTGCGCCGCAAGTACGCGATCAATTCGGCTTGGTCGTCAGTCATGGTCTCCCTCACTCGGTGGAGCTATGAGCGCAGCCCGAACCCTCTTCGCGGCCTCCAAACACCGCGTACGGTTCAGCGCCGACGCATGTTCCCACGTCGAGCTTTCCGGCCAGATGTCACTCGCGTAGATGACCTGCGCGATCTCGTCAGTCGTTGGTGGGGCCTGAACGGGTGCGGCGATTGAACCCCGGGCCGCGAGGGCGATCAGTCGGTCAGCGCGTGCTGCTCGATACTGGGCGACCAACGATCCGTTGTGAAGGTACACGTCTAGGAAGTGGAGGCTGGCAGCGCGCAGCATCTTCACGTCCTCGCCGTCGAGGATCGCGACCCCCGAACCCCGGGCCTGTTCCACCAGCGAGCGGGCAGCGTAGTCTCGGAGGGCGTCAGTCACGTCGCGGCCGATTTCGCCGACCATTTCCTGCGCGTCGGAGGTCCAATACGACGCTTCGGCACCAATGGACCCACGCGATGATTCGCCAGTCCATATCGGGCCACGATCACGAAAGTACCCAGCGACCAACGGCACGAGCGCATCGAGGAACTTCTCGTCTGCGCTGCGGTCGTCCAGCGTCTCGGCACTCGTGGGTGCGGGCGCGGAGGGGTTTTGTTCGACTGCTTCGATCACTGCGTTCCTCGCGAGCAAGGACGTTGCTGGCCGCGAACCCTCGTCACTGTCGCTCGGCACCGTTGCGGCGCGCTCCGCGCCTAGCCGCGAACGCAGCCGTCGGGTCTCCTGAATCAAGCCGAAGCAGCGCTCAGCGATCCATCGGTCGTGGCCTTCCGCTCGTTGACGGAGCGCAACGACTTCGCTTTGCAACCGGTCCAGATCCAGCGGCGTCTCCGCGCTCACGGTAGTGGGGTCGCTCATCGCGGAGCCTCCAGCGTCGGCATGTGCCAGCACCAGCGCCCGCCGCCACGTAGTGGGTCCGGTGCACCGTGATACCACGAAGGGAAACCGTCGTTCTCGTGACCCTTGGGCAAGTCGCAACGAAGATCACCACGTCCGCCGGATGCGTGCGATGGTAATTCATCGCCGCATGTTGGAATCGGCCACTTCGCAGCCGAGACGAAGCCCAGCGCCGTCTCGGGGTTCGTGGGTGTGCTCATCGGTCGTCGTCCTCAAAGTCGTCGTCGTCCATGACGATCATGTCGCCGTGGTGATACGAGCAGTTGTAGTTGCCGCAGTCCGCGTCTTCGCCGCATTCCCAGCGCGTAGCGGCGCACCCATCAGGGCCTGAGCAGTGCGGCCACACGTCGCAGTCGGCAGGGTGTTCGTATAGCGCGCAACGACTCGGAACCGCAGCGACCGTCGCGACCACCGTTCCGCTCTTGTCTTGCGACCACGAAGCTATGTCGCGCGCCGGGTCCATGGGCGTGGCGCTCATCGGGGCAACCCGCATACGGTGCATTTACCATCGCGAACGGACGGCAACGGCAGGTTGCTGTGCCCGTTGCAATGACAGGACGTTGACAGCCCCTCTCGGGTAGCCTCGCCCTCGGCCTGAGCCCTTCGCTGAAACTCCACGACTGCGGGGCCGTGCTCGTGAAGAATGTCGAGCGCGAACTGCATAGCATCTGGCGGGTGGCTCGGCGCACCGTTCGGTGCCGTCATCACCACGAGCACTTGCGTAGACCCGTGCTTCACAGTAAAGGTCGTCTTGCTCATCTCGGTCCTCCCCCGTTGCAGCCGCAGGGCGCAGTCAAAAATCGCGTCCCGGGTACGTGGATGGGAACAGCGCACCTTCCGCGGTGCGCCCCATGCCCGCAGTCCGGGCAGGCGGGTGGGGTGGTGGTCATCGTGGTTTCCCCGATAGCGGCGGCGTCGCGTGGCGGCAGACCGCGCAGTGGGGAACGCGCTCGCCGTACAAGTTGTTTCGCTTTGCGTGAGTGCCGCATACGCGATGCTTGTTCTCGCAAATGAATCGCGCTTTGTTGTTGCACCCTACGCGCACTGCGCCCGCTCCTGGTACCAACGCTTCACAGAGCGCGCTCTGCTCACCCATGATCGGGAGCCTCGCTCGCGGCGGGGGAGGCGATTCCTTCGTGCGATGCGATCACCGCGCGAGCCGCCTCGATGCACGACGTCATGCAAAATTGCTCGATGGTCGTCCCATCGTAAGCTGCGGCCTTCTCGATGAGGTCGTACTGCTCACTGCGGACGCGGAGAGTGATTGTATCCGGGTAGCCTTCGCATCGACGGCAGATGCCGTGGCCGTCGGTGACTACAGCCCAACGCTTACACGCCGGGCACAAGCCGAAGCCTGCACGTCCGTGCCCGCGCTCGGAACCAGGATGCGTGCTCACCCCTCCCCCTCCTGGCGTTGAACGCTCGGCTCTGACGGGCGAGATTTACGCCGCGTGCGCTTGTTCGCTAGCGGTAGTTCAATTTGTGAAGAAGCGGCGCGCATTGTCGCAAGCTGCGAGCGCAACTCTGCCGACTCGAAAAGCTTCGAGGTGTGGCAGTTTCGCGCTTCGCAATCCCACCATGCTCCGCACCAAAGCTGCTCGGGGGTTTGGTGGACGGCTGGGCGTTGTCGCATTGTCGCGCCGTGTACCGGGCACTGCGGCAAGAGCAGCGGAAAGCGAACGTTCCCGCCCGCAGCCTCGACGGCAACCGCGCTCACGCCGTCACCGTGCCCAACGACAGTGACGAGGGCCAGAAGCCAGCACTGGCCTTGCTCGTGAAGCGCGTGCAACGCGCAAGCAGCCTACGCATTCTTCGTCTCCTCCGAGGCCACGGGTACAGCGAGAGCGGCGCGGAGCTGTTCGCGCCACCACGGACCTTCGACGTGCGGGCCGGGGTCATATCGATCCGCCATCGCCTTC